TTCATTTTCAGCATCGTAGATAAAGCCGAAGCTTTGCGGTAGATCGCCGACAAAGTATGGTGTGTATAGCACGCCGTTAACTTTGATTAGATTGTTCTTTAAGAACTTAATTGATTTTTTCATAGTTATATTATTATTTGTTACATTAATATTATCAATTCGCTATCGTGTTCAGATTGTAAATTAATCTTTGTATTTAACATCCTTCATAAACGTTTCACACGCTATAGCACTCAATCGTTTGCACTCTGCATAGTGTGCTGCATTATCTACTTTATCTTTACGGAACGCAACGATTGTATCGTAGTCGGTAGAGATTAAAGCTTCGTCATCTATAGTACACTTGTAGTACATTACGTCAGGGAAATATATATTATTCCACTCAACTATTGGGTAATCATCGTATTTCATAACTATTCTTCAATTAAGTTAAATTCTACACCTAAATAATCTCCAGAGTCTAATACCTCTTCTCCGTCCATATACCTGTCTCGAACTATTTTTATAGCATATTCTTCACAGCTAGCGGTCACCATAATCTCTCTAGTTAGGGTTTCTACAATTTCTATTTTATACTCTTTCATAATTTACTTAATTATATTTATCATTAAACCACTTAATTAACACTGCTCCTATTGCAAAACCTGCATATAAGGTGAATATCACAAATAATGTATCACCACTACTCATCTTCGTCTTCATCTATAAATTCACAATGCTCTAAACAATCCGGACACAAACCATACTCTGTCATAAATGTGGATGCACCACAACAATCACTTACCATACTCATAATTAAATGTATTTATATATATTATTTTCTATATCCGCCACTACAGCATCTTCGTCGTACCATAGGTATGTTTCCTCAACAACTACATCAAATGTATCGTTCTTACCCGTATCATCTCTGCGAGTATATTCTATATACCCACAACCCATATCTGTCTCAAATTCGATCTTTCGCATAATTTACTTTAAATATATTATCATTTCATATTTATCAGGTACACTTTCAAAGTATAATCCACTCGCATTTAGTATAGATTCTCACTATGACTTCGATCAAATTGGTAATCATTTCTAATAATACCAATACACTCACACACTATTCTATCTATACTTTTCATAATTTATTTTGTTATTAGTTATCTATTTAGCGCGTATGAAGCGTTTCTAGCACCTTCTAAGAGCTCTTTTTTCACTTTTAATATTACCACACTAAAGGCATCGTTAAATCTTCTCATAATTAGTTATATTTGTTTGTTATACTTACATTTATATTATCAATTCGCTATCGTATTTTGTCTGTAAAAGGTTGAACTTTATTTGTCTAAAAATAGTAGTCAAATGGGTAACCCTCTATCTCGCTGTGTATCAGTTATTTAGGTTTGATACTTGTGCTTAATTTTCTCAAAACATTATATAATTCGGGTGATAATATATCAATTCCGCCAACTTGATCGATTTTATCGAAGATTAGGTTTTTTAATTGAGAAACTTCGCTGTTGTTTAGTTGTAATTTCATATTGTTTGTTTTTATATTCAATTATATTATCATTTTTAGTTCGTATTTTGTCTGTAAGAGTTGATCAAGCGAACGCGGTGTATAGCATGTATAGCAAAAGTAGGACGGAGTCTACTCTTCCGACTATATTTCAAAGCCAGGCCCAGTATTATTATCAAAACACCTTCGTATTCGTACTGTAAATGTATAGCATTTTAGACAGGGACCGAAGGGACCGTTAAAAAGAGTGACATTAGCGTATTAAGGTAATAAATAACAGGCTAACGTCGCACTATTTGAACTATCTTTCCATCTCAAGGATGAACATTATGTAATTACCGATCTTTAATTTATCAGAGTATGATAACATTATGTATTCGGTTGTACGTGTGTACTTGTAGCCGTGTTTAGAGGCTAGTTTCTGAGCTAGTTTTTGTAGTTTCATAGTTATATATTTAATTTCATTAATATTATCATATTTGGATCGTATTCAGTCTGTAGAGTGTATAGCAACGCTTCAGCAGATTACAGCGTGTTGAGGTTAAAACAACGACTATTCAGCCGCTGTCTCAAGTTGTTCAACTGTAGCCAAGTGTCTTACGTTACTCGGCATATCAGTGGATTGTGACCAGTACTCACGTTTGATCCAACATGGCATGATAGATAACTTCGGTAACATCACTTTCAACACTTCATCGTCGGTGATAACTTAGATATCGCTTGAGCGATCAATTCTTTGTTAGTTAATACTACTTCTACAACTTCAACTGTTTTTTCTACTTTACTTTTCATAATTATTATATTTATATTGTTATTTACTTACTTACATTATTATTATCAATTTCACTTCGTATTATTATTGTAAGAACTTTTATTTTAATTTATTTATTTTGTTATTTACTTTGTTACTTACATATATATTATCAAATAGTCTTCGTGTTCGTCTTGTAAGAAGTGTATAGCAACGCGAGCGTAGCGAGCATGCTCCGCCCTGTCAATTCCGTCACACAGAGTAGTAGTTGTTACAATTATATTATCAAAACCACGTCGTGTCGGTACTGTAAGTGCTATACGCGTATGCTATACGCTACGCTTCGCGTTGCTCCGCTTCGCTTGCATAACATCACACATCCCATCGCTAACACATGCTGCCTGTATCGGATCCAAACGACACATGCCTAACGAATGCATCCCACAAACTATAGATGTTGCCAGCAGCTGCCTAAACCCACATGCATACACCGAAACCGAAAAGGTAAATCCTTTTTTCACATTCCCAAATCGAACCGGGGGCTGGGCTTTTTCAAAGTCATTTCCGTTGCGGCATCGCGGTTTCAAAACGTATATGGAACCCGTTGCTTCTCTTTTTGTAATAACATTATTTTCGCGTTGCTTCTATTTTTTTTAAAATGTACGTTATTATGTACAAAATGGCTAATAATGCACATAATATGATACATTAATAATGTGACATTAGCTGATTAAGTATAAAAATAAGGGGCTAACGTCGCACTGTAAAAGTTGTGTACTATGCGTAATAGTATAAGTTATAACTAAACTATGTTATTATGAGAATGTCAAATACAAAACCTATGAAAAATACAATGAGAAAACAATCACCAATGAAGATGGTTGATGGTGCTACCGGGGCTCTTAAGACCGTTAAAGCCGGTATTGATAAGGTTACAGAAGCCGCCGCAAAAGGCAAGGCAAAAAAAGCTGATGCCACTACCAGTAAGGAAAAGCCTGCTACTGTTAAGAGCAAGCCAACTAACTTTAAAGAAGCCGTTAGAAAGAATGCTGCGGACAGATCTGCTGCTAAAGCTGCTGCTAAAGCTGCCGCTAAAGACAAACCAGCCACTGGGCTTAGAGGTAAATTAGAGGCGTTCAAAGCCAAGGTTGCTGCAAAAAAAGCTGCCACTGAAGCTAAGCGCACAAACACCACTAAAGTTGAAGGCCCTAAACCAAAGCCTACTGGTGCAGCACCAAAAGCTGCGACTACAAAAACCAATCCAGGAACTACGAAGACTAATTTGTCAACCACCAAAACTGCTCCTACTATGATGAAGAAGATGGGGAAATCTAGTTGCGGTAAATAATATACTATGCCAAATACCGTAGTTAAGAAATCACCTTTGTTAAAACAAAAGCTATCACCGTTGGCTGCTAAGAAGAAAGCTGAACGTGATCTTGCTTATGCTAAAACTGACGATAGGAGGATTAAGAATTTAAGAGCGTGAAGAGCAACCGCGGGAATGATGGTGAAGGCACGAAGAAAGAAGGCGGTAAAAAATATAGAGTAAAATAATATGGCTACACAAAGGTTTATGGGTAAGGGACAATTAGTTGATAGACTAATGGCTCAGGTTGGCGATAGAGGTATGGCTATAGGTATATTAAAGAAGAGAGGGGATATGAATGCTTCTGGAGAACTAACCGCTAAGGGCAGGAGTAGAAATAATATGACAGCGGAAGAAAGAGCAAAGGATAGGGCATCTAAAGCAAGTGGTAAACCAGCTGGTAGCTTTAAATATAATCCTACAACTAACAACACAAGACTAAAATAATATGGCAACAATACCGAATAACCAAAAAATATTAACATCAGCCCCGGAAGTAAACACTACGTATGGAGGTCCGGCGTCATTGCAGGCCTTAAACACGTGGTACACTATGGAGGATATAGCTAATACAGTTAGGCCTTATAAAGTGTATACAGCTTTATTAACACAGACTGGAGGCGATGACCAATTAATTTTAGAAGATGAACCGTTAGCTATTGGTGTTACGTATCAGATTGATGACCCAACGGGCGGTGACTTTACAAACGTTGGTGCTCCAGATAATAACCAAGGAACTTTTTTTATTGCTACAGGAACTACACCTAATAGTTGGGGAGCAGCTACTTTACTTTATAACACGGGAGCTCCAGTAGTAACAGTGTTAGAAAATACTATTGGTAATATTTGGTTTCTTTTTGATGGAGAAGGATATTCTATTATTGAATCGGATAATTTATTTGAAAGAGACAAGACTTGGATGGTTATAAATGGGAATCAAGACGGTGTTGATGATTTCAGGTACGTTATGTTCGATGCTTTTAACAACAAGCAAATATACATAAATACGTTTAGGGTTAATAGTTCTGGTGTTAAAACATATTATTCAAATATGCTAGAAAATACCCCAATAGAAATTAGAGTGTATAACTAATAAACATAACATGGCAACAAATAAGAAAGTGGAACCTACCGCTCCTAAATCCGGAGTGATGAGTAATAAGTCAGGTCCGACACCTTTAAAAAAAACAGCGGCCTGGACACGTAAAGAAGGGAAAGATCCTAAAGGTGGATTAAACGCAAAAGGGGTTGCTAGCTATAGAGCTGCAAATCCAGGATCTAAATTACAAACGGCTGTAACAAAGAAACCATCGGAATTAAAAGCTGGTAGTAAGGACGCTAAAAGACGTAAATCTTTTTGTGCTAGAATGTCCGGTATGCCAGGTCCTATGAAGAAACCAAATGGTGAACCAACAAGAAAGAAATTAGCACTAGATAAATGGAACTGTTAAAAAGAAAAGATGGATCTACGTCGAGACGTGGACTATGGGATAACATTAGAGAGAATAAAGGATCTGGAAAGAAACCTACAAAGGCTATGCTTTCAGAAGCAAAAAAAATAAAAGCTAAAACTAAAAAGAAATAAACATGAGATCTTCAATATTAAAGCATTGTTCAGGGAGAAATTACAACTCGCCATTTCGTCAAGAGGACGATCCAAAAAAAATTGAGGCTAACGTTTCTATTGACAAAGAACGAAAGATGCTGAGCCCATCACTATCCGCTTCGTCAGGGAACTTAAGCGCTAATGCCGACGCAAATATCTCTCCTGCCGGAACCGGGTTTAACGCTGGACTTAATTATAATAAAGGCGGATTCAGTGCTGGAATTGGCGTAGAAGGATCAAACAAAAGCAAACCAAATGTAACTGCCTCGGTAGGTTACAAAAAAACATTTAGATAAAAATGGCAATAATATATAGTTACCCGCATGCAACACCTACTATTACAGATATGGTGTTAGGCGCTAAGTTTAGAGATAACGAAGGCATATCTACTAATTCGTTTTATATACATGAGCTTATAAACTTAATGCAAACCACAACGGTTGTTTACGAAGGAGTAGGCGTGTTGACCAAAGAGGATTTGAATGATCTATATCCAAACGCTATGATAGGCTTTAGAGCGCAAGGCACAAACGGATTGGTGGACACTATATATGAAAAGTCTAACGGTGATGTTTGGATTTCATACCCCATAACTATAGTACTATAAGATGGCAATATCTAATGCGTATCCAAAAGGCGCACCTGTTGAGGATTTTGATTTATTTGTTGGGACTAAAGCTTTTAGCAATAGAACAGTAAATTATACCTCACAAGGAATAGCCGATTATTTGAACATAAATGCTAAGGTATCTATAGGAGGACAACTGTCCTTTAAATTTACCATAGTACCTAATGTGCCTAAGACTATTGCTTTTGATGGGGGCTTTGGTGATGGAACTGCATTCTCTGCTATTAACGAATTGATAGTATCCGCTATTGATGTATCTAGCAACAACATAACAGTATTCTTGAACTATTTAAACAATAGTAAGATACTGTTATCACAACAAAACCAACCGAATTTTTTCGGTCATTATAAAATAATAGGTTATACTCAGATTGGGTTAACTGACTTTTACAAATTAGATTTAGAATTTATAGGCGGCAATGGTACAATTGGGGATGAACAGTATTATGATCTTGTTTCATTTGTATTAACATCGGCAGACCCGGTGGTAACTCCTAATTTACAAGAAGTAACAGATGTTGGATCTGTAACAACTAATACAATAAGCGCATTAGGTTTTAGTAGTAATGATGGGTTTGGTAATAGCTTTTCACTTAGCGGAGCATATTTTGACATGTATGATGTCACGGGAGCATACTTCACGAATTTTGGCAGCGCATCATCGTTGTTCCTTACCGATGTAGCTGGTAATTCTTTTAGTGTAAATGCTAATGTGATTGATTTAGTAAATCCTTTAGGCACTAGTGTCAACATCTCTTCATCAGGCATGTCTTTGTTTGATAACATTCTTGTTAATGCTTGGACGTTAAACTACCCTGTAAAGCCCAATGGTTATGTTGGAACATTTGCAATGTTAGACGACTTGCCTGCGGGCCAAGATTTACAAAGCGTAACGACTTTAGGCGCTAATACAAATATAGCTATAACCGTTGAAGACGCCGCGCTTCCTTTGCAGACTTATTCTCGTTTAAGTAAAGGAGGTTTATATGTTTACACCAGTGGAGAGCAATCTTCTTTATCTCATGCGCAACTATCTCTTCAAAGAGGAGGTACTGTTATTAATAACTTATTAATAGAACCGGGTGGTGGAAGTAGAAACTGTAATTTTTATTTGCCAATAAAAGCAAATGGAGATTATGTTTTAGCCACTATGAATGACATACCATCGGTTAGTGGGTTTGTTCCATATACCGGTGCTAACTCAAATGTCAACCTAGGCGTATATGGATTAACTTCTGAATTTTTACAGTTAAACACTACACCTACCACGTACACACCGAGTATAGGTAAGATTGGTTGGAACGATACCGATGGAACTCTAGAGTTTCAATTAAAGGGAGGAAACGTAACGCTTCAAATTGGTCAAGAGCAGGTAATAAGAGTTGTAAACAAGACAGTTCCTCTTATAAATCTTCTTGAGGCTAACTACCAGGTCTGCTTAATTGCAGGAGCACAAGGGCAGAGAGTTTCTGTGAGACTTGCACAAGCAGATAATGATGCAAACTCCGCAGGTACTTTAGGTATTGTTACAGAGACTATTAGCGCAAACCAAGAAGGATTTATTACCACAAGTGGTCAGGTTAAAAAAATAAACACAACAGGTTCTCTTCAAGGAGAAACTTGGGCCGATGGAGATATACTGTACCTAAGTCCAACTACTGCGGGTGCTATAACAAATATAAAGCCTATTGCCCCTGCACACACAGTTATTGTAGGGTATGTTGAGTATGCTCACGCTATTAATGGGAAGATATTTGTAAAGATTGATAATGGTTATGAGTTAGATGAACTTCATAACGTACTGATAAATACTCCTCTTAATAATCAAGCATTAGTTTACGAAACAGCTACAACGCTGTGGAAGAACAAGACTATTATAGACGACTCTATTACAAATGGAGTTACAGACAGGGCTCCAGTTTCAGGATGGTCTTTGGTTGGAAGTTATTATGAATACACTTACACTGATGCTAATATAGCTGCTACGTCGTTCATTAATTTTACGCCAAATAACGCAAGTAATTTAGGGGTAACGAGTTGTAAAATGCTTCCTCAGATAGATGCCGCAGTTGGAAGTTGTAAATTTTATGCAATGTTTCCTCCTCAGACAGATATTGTAGGACAATTAATAATACAAATATAATGGGAGTTCAATTACCAATACAGAATTTTTTCAAACCAAAGCCTACTCCTACAGATTGGGTAAGACCTCTCGATTGGATAACTATTACAGATACACCTGATGAAGTTCAGATGTTAGTAGCTGATGTTAACTTGGCTAATTTTACAATAAGAACAAACTTTGTTAAAAATTCAGGTACTAATATGTATATTGATTGGGGTGATGGCAGCCCTATTGATACTATTTCAGTAATAGGACTTACACTAACTTCTCATCAATATACAATAGGTACAGGCACGCCTTGTTCTAGAGGATATACTACTTTTAAAATTAGGATTTATGCTGACCCAACTTCTGTTATTTCAGTTTGTCAACCTGTTGCTCCACTTATAACAGGTAGTTCACTAGCTTATCAAATGGGTCTTTTAGAGGTTTATTATGGAAATGGGACTATAAATCTAAATGCTCCTAGTTTTGGAGGTGTAGGTTCTGCCGCTACAATAGTTGGAGGTTTTGGATTTTTAGAATATGTAAAATTACCACAAACTATAGGATGGACAGGTGGTATGTCTTTTATGTTTTCTCAAAATACATCAATACAAAAAGTTGTATTATATGAAACAAGCACAGGAAATCCTGACTTTAGACATTTTTTTAGTGGATGTACTAATTTAAGAGGAGAATACACTATTCCAAATATACCAATACTTACAGGAGTAGGGTTAGAATCAACATTCTCAGGATGCTATAATATAACAAAGGTAACATTGCCAAATGTAATAAACGTAACGTCGTTAGCTGCAACATTTGCAAACTGTGCATCATTAAAGAATATAACTTTACCTAGTATTAGTACTGTTGCTAATTTATCTTCAACATTTGATGGATGTACAAGTTTAGAATGGGTTAAATTCACAAATTTACCTTCACCTGCTGGGGTTACTAATATTTCTATGTCTAATATATTTAGAGCTTGTATTTCATTAGAAAATGTATATTTTCCTTCGACTTGTTCTTCTAATGCTAGATATGATTGTAGCAATATGTTTAATGGTTGTACAAATTTAAAAAGAATTTTATTTCCTTTAAATTTTGAATCTACATCTTTAAGTTCCACATTTAATTTATGTTCGTCAATAACATCAATTATATTTCAAAATGGATTTACTAATTGTAATACAATAGCAAATGCTTTTAATAGTTGTAGAAATCTTTATCAATTAACCTTACCTTCTACTTTAGGAGGTATATTGTCAGCAGGTTTACAGGCATTTGCATTTTGTTCTTCTTTAGAAACACTTGTAATTCCAAATACATATAATTTTAGTGGAAGTATAAATAGTTTTGTTAATGGTTGCACCATGTTAAAATCATTAACAATGCCTAATACAGCACAGAACAGTATAACAACTATGGTTTCATTTGCTCAAGATTGTAGAGCATTAGAAACAATTGTTATGCCTTCTTCAATGACAGGAGCTACGGACTTAACCTTGATGTTCAGTGAATGTAATAGTTTAAAGTCTATTGTACTTCCGCCTACTATGAATAGTGTTACAACAATGGTAACGGCATTTTTAAATTGTTATAATTTAGAAAGTATAACAATGCCAACATCGATGAGCGCATGTAATAATTTTAATAGCACATTTATTAGGAATAGAAAGTTGGTTTCATTAACTATGCCTGTTACTGTAGGTCCTGGAACAAACTGGATTACAGCATTTTTCCAGTGTCTTGCATTGAAAACGTTAGTATTACCAACATCACAAACAACCACATTAACTAGTGCAAATCAGCTTATAGAAAGCTGCGGTAGTCTTACCACAATAACAAATGTTGATAAATTAGGAAGTTTAGGAGCTACACCATTAGTAAATTTATCAGGAATGGTTGGAGCTAATTTAGTGCCATCATTAACTTTTACATGTCCAATGTCTCAATTTGGGTTTAACGGTTCAGCCACTACCACTAATTTAATAACGTCTATAAGATTTTTAAATACATCAGCAGGTCAATGGACAGGAACTTCTCCTCAGATAAACATAAGTTACACATCTCTGTCTACAGCAGCTTTAGTAACACTATTTAACGACATGGCTGCACAAGGAGTTGTTGTAGGGAAAACAATTAACATAACAGGAGCTACAGGTGCCGCTGGATTAACGGCAGCAAATAGATTAATAATAACTTCATTAGGATGGACGATAGTGGGATAACAACAGAAGGATTTTATAAACAAGATGGATACGGCTGGATTTATGCTCCTAACTTTGTTTATTCTGAAACATATGAGTTAAAAAAAGAATTAAAAGATACATACTCCTATCCAGTTGATGGATGGGTATGGCATGATGAACAACCTTATAATACAGAAATATGAGAAACGCACTACATGTAATACTTGGGATGGTTATAATGTTTATAATTGGATGGTTAACTGGGTTTAACAGTTATACAACAGAGGGTAAGTATGTCGGTGTTCCTTTAGTATCGATATTCTTAGGCACTTTTATAGGGTTTGGATGGGAGTTATACCATTGGGTAAAAACAGGTGCTTATATGGATAAAAACGATATTATACGAACTGCAATCGGATTTTTAATTGGTGGACTTTTAGCAACTTTATGAGAATGGATAATTGGATATTAGGGTTGATTTTTTTATCTGTAGTAGGCGGAATACTTATTTTTTCTAGGTGCTCAAAGCCAGAGGACACTGAGGTGCACTTTAATTATACACCTGTGGAGAAGAGGGATGCAACTCCACAAGAGAAGAGGTTTGTAGAGTTAGTAAATAACCATAGAGACTCATTAGATTTGCCAATATTAATACACGAGGTATTGTCAAGCGAGGTATGCAGGGAGAGAAACATAAAGGACATAAACGCTAATATAGGACCAGATCATAATGGTTGGTATGAGATGGTTCTAGCAAGTAAAGCAAAAGAAGGGAGCCATATTTTTGCTGAGTATTATATGAACGCTGATGAATTATTCAAGGGATACTTGAATAGTGAAGGGCACAGAAGTGCAATTGAGGGACACGACAGAACCCACATTGGGACAAGCTATATAAATATGAGAAATCACACACTAATCGTTAAATATTAAAAGAATGAGCAAAAAGAATTTAGACACATTAATAAACAAATGGATTAGCAGGAAGCTATTCGTTTTTTTAATAGCCAGCGGATTGTTAATGTTTGCGGACTTAGAATCTTCGGATTGGACTTTAATTGCGGTTGCATATCTAAGCAGTCAAACCGTATTAGACTCTGTTACGATATATTCGAAAATGAAAAATACAAATAATAACGAACAAGCATAAACCATGATTATGAGTGAAGATAGTGAAAGACTTGACCGCCTTGAGCACCATTTCAGAATATACAAACAAGATTTAAGCGACATCAAAGATAGTGTAAAAGAAATAAAGATACTATTGGGTGGATCAGCATTAAACGGAAACAAAGGGTTTGTGCATTTAATGGAATTAAACGATGAAAAAATAGAGATCTTAGAGAAAGAATTGGCTCAAATTAAAAGTGATTTTGAAACGGCAAAATACTGGGGTAAAGGTGTAACAGGTGTTGCATTCGTAACATTAGGTTTAATTATTAAAAAAATATTAAGTTTATAAATTATGTTGATAGTAGTAAGAAGATTGTACAAAGGAGAAAACTCTATAATAGGGGAAATGACAGTAGATGGCATTTTTGAATGTTTTACATTAGAAGATGTAGAAAGACCGGTAAAAATAAAAGGGGAGACAGCCATACCTAAAGGAACGTACAAAGTTATAATAAACCAATCCAACAGGTTCAAAAGATTATTGCCATTATTACTTAATGTTCCAGGATTTGAGGGAGTAAGGATACATTCTGGCAATACAAACCACAATACGGAAGGATGTATATTGGTAGGCCAAACAAGGCGTAAAGAATTTATAGGCCAATCAAGAAAAGCATTTAACAAGTTATTCGCTAAAATGCAAAAAGCCAAAGACATAACTTTAATAGTCCAATCATAATGAGGAATTTTATATTTATTATACTTATACTGCTAACGTCATGCTCTTCAAGGAAAGTTGTTGTAGACAAAACAGATATTAAAAAAGATAGTGTGTCAGAAACAAAAGTGACCAAGAATGTTACCGAGAATAAAGTAAAGACAGATACTACAACAGTAAGAACAATAGAGAGTACGGATGAAATAACAATCATACCTATTGATTCTACAAAAGAAATATACATAAACAATGTGCCTTACAAGAACGTTGTTTTAAGGATCAAAAAAAACAAATCAAATACGTTATATACAAACGGCAAAAAAGAGTACAATACAAAGCGTATTGATTCTATCGTAACAAATAAGACGCAAACAAAAGAGAGAATAAAAGGGAAGACAAAGTTTATAGACAAAGCTGCAATATATGCTCCTTGGATATTTTGGATTATACTAATCTTAATTTTATATTTATTATGGCGAAACAGACGTTAGTTGTAAAACATACTGTCAAAAATATAGCGAGACCTGGTGTTCACGCTAAAACGAAAACATCAAGCTTAAAGATGTCAAAGAATTATAAAAAGCAGTATAGAGGGCAAGGTTAAGTAAAAACCTTGAAAAATAGGTAATATATAAGTTATATCAATTTAATCAAATAAAATTATGTCAGACGCTATAGTCAAAAATTTAAGTTTTGGTAAAGAAGCTAGTGATAAGGTATTCGCTGGGATTGAAAAGTTAACAAAAGCAGTTAGTTCAACATTAGGAGCAAGTGGTAAGTGTGTGCTATTAGAGGATTCTTTAGGTAGACCAATTATAACAAAAGATGGCGTAACGGTTGCCGATTCAATTATTTTATTGGATCCTGTGGAAAATATGGGTGCTACATTACTAAAAGAAGCTGCCAGGAAAACCGTTAGAGAAGCAGGCGATGGTACAACTACCGCAACAGTATTGGCGCACTCTATTTTGAAAAATGCTTATGCGGTTGAAAATCCAAACGAAAGAAAAATTAAAGAAGGAATAAATAAAGCTGTTGACAATGTTATAGCGTACCTTGAGAGAATAGCTATAACAGTAGATGATAACATGCTAAATCAAATAGCGACTATATCAACAAATAATGACCCTGAATTAGGTAAGTTAGTTGGTGACGCATTTAGGTCTGTGGGAAATACCGGAGTCGTAATGATGGAAACAACATCTGATCCCGAATGTAGCTTAGAACTGGTTGAGGGCATACAATGCAATATGGGGTTAAAGAATATGCATTTTGTAACTAACCAAAAAAACAAAACTGCAGAACTGGATAATCCTTTAGTATTATTGGTTGAATCGCCCATAGACAACATAAGACAAATACAGTCTATATTAGAATATGTTATAAAGAATAATAAATCATTGTTAATAGTTAGTGACATGGATCCGATTCCGTTATCTACATTAGCAATGAACAAACTAAAAGGGAATATAAAAATAAACATTATTGATGCCCCAACATTCGGTGTCAATAGAAAAGAAATATTTGACGATCTAGCATTACTTACTGGGGCTACGGTAATAAACGAAGACCTTGGTGATGATTTAGATTTAATACAACCGGATATGTTAGGATCCTGCGTTAAAAGCATTACCAGTCAAGAGGAAACGATATTACATATAGGGGATACTCCAGAAGGCGTTTTAGAGATTATAGAAGACATTAAAAAGTCTTTATTGGAAAACCCTTCTGCAAACAAAGTAATAGCTTTAGAAAAAAGACTAGCAAGATTAACTGGCAGAATTGCTTTAGTAAAAGTAGGGGCAAATTCTGAGATAGAATTAAAAGAATTAGCAGATAGAGTTGAAGACGCTATTTGTGCAACCAAGGCAGCGATTAAAGAAGGTATTGTGCCAGGAGGAGGAATTGCTTTATTGAATGCTTCTCATAACATAGATACCTTCTCACTTGGCGAAGAAATATTAATGGATTCTATCAGAGCACCGTTTAAAACAATATTAGATAATGCAGGTATTGAAAATGCTCCATTAGAAACAATATCAAAAACTGGATATGGCTTGAATGTTGTAACAGGAGAAACTGTTAATATGATTGAAGCTGGTATAATTGATCCATTACTTGTTACTAAAAGCGCGTTAAGAAACGCTGCGTCTGTAGCAACTACTATATTATCAACTGACTGTGTAATCAATAATCTGAGAGCATAATGAAAGCAGTAGGCAAAAGATTGATTATAGAAAAAATAAAAGAAGGTACAACCGAAACAAAAGGAGGTCTTTTATTGGCAGAAAATCATAGAGAAGATATTAGGTATATAGAAGCCAAGGTTATTAGTGTTGGCGATGAAGTAGTAGGAGTTAAAGAAGGAGATCATATATTTTATGATAGACATAACGGGCATAAGATTGAGTCTGGTAAAGAAACTTACTATGTTATACGTTTAGACGATGTTGTGGTTGTGTTATGAGTCGTTTAGAGCCATCAGATATTAAAGAGTTAGGTTTACTAAAACATTATAGAATAATAAGACGATGGGCTTGTAGGAACAATAATTTGACCGATGCCGATCTAGAGTTGTTAATCTATTTTGATTGCATGGAATTCTTTACAAAACAAGATTATAAAATAGGTACTTACGCTTACAGCTGGGACAATAAACGCTGGAACAATTTATTAAAAGAAGGGTGGATAGTGGTTTGGAGAAACAGAAACCATACAACCCAAAAATACAATATATATAAAGTTTCATTTAAGTGTAAACAGCTAATAAGTAGGATGTACCGTATAATGCTTGGTAAAGAAGATTTGCCAACCAGTCATAGAAATACTATAATGAGCGGTAAAACATATATGGATAACCTTATGATAACCGCAATAAAAAACGTAAACAAAGATAAAACAAGACGCAATGATGAATCAACTTGAACCAACACCAATAAATCCAACAGGGTTTACAAATACAAATAATATACAAGGTGTTTTTGGAGAACAAATGCCAAATACATTTACAAGAAACGTTAATAATCCTTACAGTCAACCAAGCATGGAGCAAGGTAATGCATTATCAACACCTGTTCCGCCCCCTGCTGGAGTTGAAACACCTATAACACCTAAATACGATATAAACAATTACTAACTATGGATCTAATTACTAAGAGACACCCAATGAGTGTTCACGATAAAGAAGCAAAGATGTCAGGGGTTGGAGCTAATGCTCTATGGAATGGACCCTTTGATACCACTGGATTACCAAAAGGCAAAGGACTAAGTTCTGGCAAAGATGGTATTATACTAAATAACGCAAAGCCTGTGTGTGATCCTAGAGCAATAACTCAAAGAGCTAAAGGCAGATATTAAAATTATTACATAAACAACCAAAACAAAAACGAACAAAATGGCAAAATTTATCTCAATTCCTGTAACAGCTAAAGGAACATCCTTAATACCTACTGATGGTTTAGTTACTACTTTTATTAGCGCGACAAGTATCGTATTAGCTGCTGGTGGAAAAACACTTAGTTTAACAATGGCAGGCACCGCCACTACCGCTGCTTTAGATGCTATTAACAACGCTGTTCTTCAACTTAATGGACCTCTTGTATGCCCAGTGGTTTTCCCTACTGGCCAAACTTGTACTGCTATCGCAATATCATAATAACAATTTTAGATTCCCTATAGGCATAAAGTTTATAGGGAATTTAATAATATCTATTACTTTATATGGCATTTACCATGAAGGGCGCTCCTTACAATATTGACAATACTCCTATCTATAGTACAGATATGGAAGACAACGTACTTGGTATGGCGCAATCTAATGGAACTATATTAATAAACAGGAATGTATCTCCTTTAGAATTGAAGAAGAATAAAACTATATCACACGAGAAAGTACATATAGATCAAATGAAACGTGGTGATTTAGATTACAACGATTCTGATGTTTTCTGGAAAGGTAAAAAATATCCTCGATCTAAAATGAAAGAAGGGGCTAAGAATTTGCCATGGGAGAAAGAGGCTTATAAAAAGCAATAAATACGCGTAATAATAATATTATATAAATCTAATATTATTTAATTATGAAAAAAGTAATCCTTATTATCGTATTTTTAGCATTTAGTTCCTATGCTCAATCCCAAAAACTTACCAAAGATTTTTTGGTTGGCACCTGGGCTTCTGAAACTGTTCAGATAGAATTTTCTATTTTAAACAAAAAAGATTTTAACGTTGTGTCGTTTTCTTATTTAACCGGTAATTATTTTAAAATATTAGGTTACCAGTTTGATAAAAACAACTTTTACTTAAATACATTGCATGAGCCAAACAACTGGGAAGCTTTATGTAAATTTATAGTTGTAGATGAAAACACAATGGTAGCTGATTACGTAAGTGATTCACCGGGAGCGGTAATTTATAAAAGAATAACAAACAAATAAAAAACAAGATGGCATTTAAGCAAAATCCAGGTAGAGGGAATAACTCTAAAACAGGGCACGGATTACCTACCCCTTTTAAGCAAGACATAGAGCTTACTAAAAAATATACACAAGGTAAAAAGAAATTAGCAACTCAAAGAGAAAAAGGGAATGTAGATTCAGGTTTGAATGTTGATAAAGCCTCTGGATTTGCTACTGCTAAACCTTATGAGAAGAGCTTTATTACAAATGAAAAAACAAAGCAATCATATATTGTAGGTGGTGATAAAAAAACTACTGCTAGTGCTTCTTCATACGGTAATGACAAAGCAATTAAAGACTTGCGTAAGAAGTTTGTTAGTGATAGTACATCTACTATGAAAGCTAGAAATAGAAGCGCTGAATTATACAATGCTACAAGCGGGGGAACATCTCCGGATAAGCTGTCTACGGGGCAGAAAGCATCGTTAGTAACTATTGGTAAAGCGAAAAAAGTTAAATAATAAAATAAAATAAATCAAATTAAATTAAATGGAAAATACAAATAAGATCACGGATGAACAATTAAGCACTATTGTTAATCAACAAAAAGAGATGAGTACCCTATTATCGAATATAGGGTTACTGGAATCTCAGAAGCATGGCTTTTTACATCAAATTGCAGAGGTTAATAAAAAAGTAGAAGAGTTCAAATTAGAACTACAAAGACAATATGGTAATATAAACATTAACATTGAAGATGGATCTTATACTCTTATAGAAAAACCAGCAGATGTCAAATTAGAAAAAGTCGAATAATGGATTACGTAATTAGAAAAATAAGTATAGGGGTAGACTACAAGAATGAGGCTATGCACTATTCTATAGGACAGAACGTTTACGGAGGCCATGAAATTACGCATATATTAAAACAGGATGATAAGTCCTGTATGATATATATAAAGAATGGAGATGAGGTAAAGCCATGGAAAGAATTCTATCCTACTATGGCTATTGCTCTTGAATATGATTTAGAATACTAATGAGAAGTATATTTAGTTTTATTGTTAAGCCCGTAAATGGTGATCGATACAACAACAAAATTAAATTAGGCGATAAAGAGTTAATAGTAAACACTAAAATAGAAAGCTTTAAGTCTGTGAACAACTTCGCAGAAGTAGTAGCAACACCATTAGCTTACTCGACTAATATAAAAGTTGGCGATATAGTTGTAATTCACCATAATGTTTTTAGGGTGTTTTACGATATAAGAGGTAACAAAAAGAATAGTAGATCATATTTTAAAGATGATTTGTATTTTTGTGAGTTAGATCAGATTTATCTATATAAGAATACGGGTAAATGGAAAACATTTGGAGACAGATGCTTCATTAAGCCAATTAAGAATACAAGCGATTTAAGCGCGAATAAAGAACAAAAGCTTATTGGTATACTAAAGTACGGCAATGACTCCTTAGAAGCGCTTAAAATAAACGAGGGAGACCTTGTTGGTTATACTCCTTATGGAGAGTTTGACTTTGTCATTGATGGACAGAGACTTTATTGTATGAAATCTAATGATATTGTAATTAAATATGAATATAAAGGAGACGAAGCAGAATATAATACTCGCTGGGCACAAAGCAGTTCTTGAGTTAATTAAAGTGGCAGAAGAAGCTATTTTAGACAACGGAGAAGATGACTTATCAGCAGACAAGTTAAAGAATGCTGCGGCTACTAAAAAGCTTGCTATTTTCGATGCCTTTGAAATCCTAAGTAGAATACAAGAGGAAACTCGAATGTTAGAGGAGGAAGAAAAAGAATCTACAGCGAAGCCATTTAAAGGTTTTGCGGAAGGGAGATCCAAATAATGTACGAGCAAACACTATATAAAATATTACCAAACCATATAAAGCAATCGGTGATTAAACAACAAAACCGATATAATAGATGGAAGTACGGTTACAATAAAGAGCACGATGTGATCGTTATTAGTAAGACTGGTAAGATTGGTGAAATATACGAAATACAAAATCTTAAGATAGCATTGCCTTTATTAGAAGGCGGCTACAAAAGAAGTAATAAGAAAGAAGAGCAATATTGGGAGCAAATACCCGTTCCTAAGGAGCTTGAAAGAATAAAGAGTGTATTCGACTGGAATAAATACCCGGATGCATTTAAAGAGAGATGGTACGATTATATTGATACGGAATTCAAGTATAGAGACGAAGGTTTTTCATTCTATAATAACGGTACGCCATCATATATAACAGGATCACACTATATGTACTTACAATGGAGTAAGATAGATGTTGGTGCTCCTGATTTTAGGGAATCCAATAGATTGTTCTTTATATTTTGGGAAGCTTGCAAAGCGGATCCTAGATGTTATGGTATGTGCTACCTAAAGAATAGACGTTCTGGCTTTTCATTTATGTCCTCCGCTGAGTTAGTTAATTTAGCTACTATGTCTAGCGATTCTAGGTTTGGTATATTATCAAAGTCTGGAGCCGATGCTAAAACAATGTTTACCGATAAGGTTGTTCCTATATCTTTAAACTATCCTTTTTTCTTTAAGCCAATACAAGATGGTATGGATAGACCTAAAACAGAACTAGCATATAGAGTTCCTGCTTCAAAGTTTACTAGAAAGAAATTAGATAACAGCGAAAGCTCAGAAGAGATTACTGGATTAGACACAACTATAGATTGGAAAAATACAGGTGATAACAGTTATGATGGGGAAAAACTAAAGTTATTAGCGCATGATGAATCTGCTAAATGGTTAAAGCCTGATAATATACTTAATAACTGGCGAGTTACTAAAACGTGTTTAAGATTAGGTAGTAAGATTATCGGTAAATGCATTATGGGTTCAACATCCAATGCCTTAGATAAAGGCGGATCCAACTATAAAAAACTTTATTATGACTCCGACGTTACGAAAAGAAACCGCAATGGGCAGACTAATTCAGGACTATATAGTTTGTTCATACCTATGGAATGGTCCTACGAGGGATTCATTGATACTTATGGCATACCTGTCTTCGACACTCCAAAAACACCAATCAAAGGTATAGATGGAAATGAAATAGATTATGGCGTTATTGAACACTGGCAGAATGAAGTAGATGGACTGAAGCAAGACTCTGATGGATTAAATGAATATTACAGACAGTTTCCAAGAACAGAACAGCACGCATTTAGAGACGAAACAAAACAATCTCTATTTAACCTTACAAAAATATACGAACAGATAGATTACAATAACGATTTAAGAAATACAAACATCTTAACACGCGGTAATTTTCAGTGGGAGAATGGCATACAAGACACAAGGGTAGTATTCTATCCTAATAAAGACGGTAGATTTTTAATATCTTGGATACCACCGGCTCACCTGCAGAATAATATAATATTAAAGAATGGATTAAAATACCCTGGTAATGAACACGTTGGCGCATTTGGATGTGACCCTTACGATATATCAGGTACAACAGATGGTAAAGGATCTAAAGGAGCGTTGCACGGCAGAACAAAGTTTTCAATGGAAGAGGCCCCTTGTAATACATTCTTTTTAGAATACATATCAAGACCACAAACAGCGGAGATATTTTTTGAAGATGTGTTAATGGCTTGTGTATTTTACGGTATGCCAATATTAGCTGAGAATAATAAACCAAGGTTATTATACCATTTTAAAAGAAGGGGATATAGGGGGTTTTCAATGAATCGACCAGACAGGGCTTTTAATAAATTGTCAACAACCGAAAGAGAGATAGGTGGAATACCAAACTCTTCACAAGATATAATGCAGGCTCACGCTGCGGCTATTGAAACTGAAATAGAAGATCATATTGGTTTAACAGAAACAGGCTATGGAACAATGTACTTTCAGGATACACTTGAAGACTGGGCAAGATTTGATATAAATAGAAGAACAAGTCATGATGCGTCCATAAGTTCTGGTTTAGCTATAATGGCTTGTAATAAAAATAAATATATGCCTACTCAAAAGAAAGAAATAGTGTCTGTGCCTTTGGGATTTAGAAAATACAATAACGAAGGGAATACATCAAAAATTATTAAGTAAATGAATATATATACAAATCCAAACAGCGCCTTCCCTAGCCAGGTGGTAGATGATGCTACTAAGGCTTCAGAAGAATACGGGTTGCAGGTATCTCGTGCTATAGAGCAGGAGTGGTTTAACCAAGGGAGGACAAGTGGTAATAAGTATTTAACACATTGGAATAATTTTAATAAACTTAGGTTATACGCCAGAGGAGAACAGCCTGTTCAGAAATACAAAGATGAATTGTCGATAAACGGCGATTTGTCTTATTTAAATTTAGACTGGACGCCGATACCTATACTATCAAAGTTTGTAGATATAGTTGCTAATGGCATTTCGCAAAAAACCTATGATGTAAGAGCTTTCGCACAGGATCCTGAGTCACTTAAGAAAAGAACAGACTACGCTTCTTCTGTTAAGTTTGATATGGTTAACCAACCAATAATCCAAGACGTATTACAAAAAACAGGAACTAATATAGCCAAGTCAAACATACCTGGAGCAGACTTACCATCAACACAGGATGAATTTGAGTTGCACATGCAGTTATCCTATAAACAGTCGATTGAGATTGCTGAAGAGGAAGTAATAAACACTGTATTAAAAACTAATAAATACGACTTAACTAGAAAGAGATTAAATTACGATCTAACAACTATTGGGATTGCGGCAACTAAGACATCGTTTAATCCGTCAGAAGGCATCGTCGTAGATTATGTTGACCCAGCATATATGGTTTACTCATATACTGAGGATCCTAATTTTGAAGATATTTATTACGTAGGGGAAGTTAAAGCGGTTACAATAGCTGAATTGAAAAAACAATTCCCGTATATATCGGAGGAAGAGTTGCTTACAATACAGCAGATGCCTGGTAATAGACAATACATACAAGGCTGGGGTAACTACGATGAAAACACTGTTCAGGTATTATATTTTGAGTATAAGACATATATGAACCAGGTGTTCAAGATAAAGCATAACGACAATGGACTTGAGAAGGTAATTGAAAAAGATGATTCTTTCAATCCTCCTCAGAATGATAACTTTGAAAGAGTATCAAGAACCATAGAGGTATTATATACTGGAGCTAAAATTGTTGGTACCAATATGATGTTGGAATGGCAGTTATCAAACAATATGTCAAGACCCTATGCTGATACTACTAGGGTTAAAATGAACTACAACATTGTAGCGCCAAGGTTATACAAAGGCAGGATTGATTCTCTTGTTAATAAGTGTATATCTTTTGCGGATATGATTCAATTAACCCACCTAAAATTACAGCAAGTAATGTCTAGAGTAGTTCCTGATGGGGTATTTTTGGATGTTGATGGTTTAATGGAGGTTGATTTGGGCAACGGAACAAAGTACAATCCAGCGGAAGCATTAAATATGTACTTCCAAACTGGTAGTATTGTTGGTAGATCGTTAACACAGGATGGCGATTTAAATAGAGGCAAGGTGCCTATTCAAGAATTAACTACATCTAGTGGCCAAGGTAAGATACAAAGTTTAATACAAACTTACCAGTATTATCTACAAATGATACGAGATGTCACAGGTCTTAATGAGGCAGTTGATGGTAGTAAGCCAGATTCAAACGCTTTGGTTGGATTACAAAAGATGGCAGCTAATAGTTCTAATGTGGCAACACGCCATATAAAAGACGGTAGTTTATATTTAACAACCGCAATATGTGAGAATATATCGTTAAGAGTAGCTGATTGCTTAAATAATCCGTTAACAGCAAATTCATTGAAGCAAAGTATATCTACCTACAACGTAGAGGTGCTAAAAGAAATAGAACATTTAAATCTGCATGACTTTGGTATATATTTAGAAGTTGAGCCAGATGAAGAAGAAAAAGCGCAGTTAGAACAAAACATACAAGTTTCTTTACAAAACGGCGGAATTGATTTAGAAGATGCTATTGATATAAGACAAGTAAAAAATCTTAAGTTAGCAAATCAGCTATTGAAATTAAAAAGAAAGAAGAAACAAGAACAAGTACAACAGCAGCAGTTAGCGAATATACAAGCGCAAGCCGACGCTAATTCCCAAAACGCAGAAAAAGCAGCAATGTTTGAAGTGCAAAAGCAAGAAGCTTTGGCCCAAACGCAAATACAAATAGAACAAGCTAAATCCCAGTTTGAAATGCAAAGATTACAAACGGAAGCTCAAATTAAAAAACAATTATTAGCCGAGGAGTTTAGTTACAATATGCAGTTAGCACAATTAAAGGTGCAGGCTGATATGAGTAAGTTTAATCAGCTAGAAGACCGAAAAGACGAAAGAACTAAGTTACAAGCTACACAACAATCAGAACTAATAGACCAGCGTAAGAATGATTCTTTACCAAAAGATTTCCAGAACGAAGCAGCTGATCTAATGGGTGATCTAAGTGGTATGCTGCAAATGGAATAAGTTTATTAACCAATTTTATATTATTATATTATGTCACAAGAAGTAAAACAAGAAGGCGACTTTAAAATGAAAGCAAAGAAACCTTCGGTAAAAAAATTAAATAAAGTAGATGAACCTATTAAGGTGGATCTTACAGAAAAGAAGGAAGATATAACAAGAGTAGTAATCCCTAAAGAAGATACAGATGCCGTTCAAGAGCAAACAACAGATGAAAGCGTGTTACGCGATAAACAGTCCGAAGTGGGATTGCAAGAAGTGGTCGAAGGAAACCAAGGGACCGCTGAAAATGTTATTGAAGAAATCTTTGAACAAGAAATAAAGAAAGAAGTTGCAGACATTAAAGATGAGTTGCAATTTCATACACAGGCACAGGAAAATAACAATACTCAGTTACCTGAAAACATAGAGAAGCTAGTTTCGTTTATGCAAGAAACAGGAGGAACTATTGAGGATTATGTTAGACTTAATGCTGATTACTCAAATGTAAACAATGTTGCTCTATTAAAAGAATACTACAGAAATACTAAACCTCACTTAGATGCGGAGGAAGTGGAATTCTTACTCGAGGATAAATTCTTTTTCGATGAGGACATTGATGATGAAAGAGAAATTAAATTAAAGAAGATGGCTTTTAAGGATGAAATTTCTAAAGCTAAAAACTTCTTAGAGGAAGCAAAACAAAAATACTACGCAGAGATTAAGGCAAGACCTGGGGTTAATGCGGAACAACAAAAAGCTGTTGATTTTTTCAATAGATATAATACCGAGCAAAACAAAGTGGCTCAACAACAAGAGATGTTTAAAAAACAAACGTCTAATCTTTTTAATAACGAATTCAAAGGTTTTGAATTTAACTTAGGTGAAAAAAGATTTAGATACAATGTTCAAAATCCAAATCAAGTTGCCGAAACCCAATCAAATATACAAACCTTCGTCGGAAAGTTTCTAGACAAAGAAGGTAATGTATCAGACGTACCGGGTTATCATAAGGCTTTGTATTCAGCAATGAATGCTGACAAAATAGCTGCTCATTTTTATGAACAAGGAAAAGCTGACGCTGTTAAACAAGTTGTCAGTAGTTCCAAAAATCCAAGTACGGATGCTCCTAGAACTGCTAGCGCGCCATTCATTAATGGACTTAGAGTTAAATCTATAAGCAGTGAGGATACCTCTAAATTAAGGATCCAAACAAGAAAATTTTAACAATTAAAAATTAAAAACTATGGCAAATGTAACGCCTTCATTCGGTTCAATTAAACCGTCTCAAAAACAGCAAGCATTAGACACTAACTATTTAAATTTTACAAATGGTACTAATGACTTTGCACAACAATATTTACCAGAAATCTATGAGCAAGAAATTGAGCGTTATGGTAATAGAACTTTATCAGGTTTCTTACGTATGGTAGGAGCTGAAATGCCAATGTCCTCCGATCAAGTAGTTTGGTCTGAGCAAAACAGATTGCATATTGCATATAATAATGTTACTTGCGTTAATGCTACAACATTAAGATTTGCCGTAAATAATACAGCTGGCGCAAACTTTGTACGCAATGTTATTTCAGTTGGGCAAACATTAGTAGTAATGAGCCCTACAACGGGTAAAGAACTTAAAGTTTATGTTACAGCATCTACAGACCCTGATACTGGAAACGCTGATCTTACAGTTAAACCTTATACTCAGGCAGATTTAGGGGGTACAGTTGATTTTGTAACTGGAACGCCTACAAATCTTAAGATTTTTGTATATGGTTCTGAATTTAAAAAAGGAGATACTGACGCTACTATTAACTCAGTAACGCCTTCATTCACTCAATACAGTAATTCACCAATTATTGTTAGAGAAAGATATCAAATTTCTGGTTCTGATACTGCTCAAATCGGATGGGTAGAAGTTGCTACTGAAGATGGAGCTTCTGGGTACTTATGGTACTTAAAAGCTGAATCTGAAACAAGATTACGTTTTGAAGATTACTTAGAGATGTCAGTAATTGAAGGTGAATTAGTATCTGGTGGTTCTACATTAGGATCTAATAAAATCAAAGGAACTCAAGGTCTTTTCTCTGCTGTTAGAGAAAGAGGTAACGTTGTAAACAACTTTGCTGCTTCTTCTGGTATTGGTGATTTCGATTCTATCTTGAAAAACTTAGATACTCAGGGGGCTATTGAAGAAAACATGTTATTCTTAAACCGTTCAACTTCTTTGGAGTTTGACGATATGTTGGCATCTCTATCTTCTGGTGCTGCTGGTGGTGTAGCTTACGGTTTATTCGAAAACTCTGAGCAAATGGCATTGAACTTAGGTTTCTCTGGATTTAGAAGAGGATCTTACGATTTCTACAAAACTGACTGGAAATACTTAAACGATGCATCCACTCGTGGAGGAATGGCTACTACATCAATTGATGGATTACTTGTTCCTGCCGGTACATCAACCGTATACGATCAACAATTAGGTACTAACATCCGTAGACCATTCTTACACGTTCGTTATAGAGCTAACCAAGCTGACGATAGAAGAATGAAATCTTGGATCACTGGATCTGTTGGAGGTGCTTATACTTCTGATCTTGATGCAGGCAACAAAAACCACAGCAAAAAAAGAATTAGAATTAAATGACCTTGAAGAGACAATGACCGCAGAAGAGAGGGTTGTACACAAGGAACCAAAACAAAAATCATTAAAAGATACCTGGGTAATTAAGGATAGAACATATATCATAGCTGATAGTCATTCTCCTTTAACATATACTTTACAAAGTAGACACTCATTAAGGTATCCACTATTATGGTTTAATAAAGAAACAGGAGATCAAGAAGAGTTGAGATACGCAACTAACCAAAACTCTCCATTAGTATCACAACAGAAAGGACAGGTTACATTAGGACATATTATATTTGAGAATGGAGTATTGAATGTACCTAAAGAAAAACAAAACCTGCAAAAGTTATTATCACTTTATCATCCAGGCTTAAATATTAGGTATACAGAATTTGATCCTACATTAGAAGCAGAAGATGAATTAGAGGATATAGAATTGGAAATCCACGCTATGAATGCTGCATTGGAAATGGATATTGATCAGGCAGAATCTATTGTTAGAGTAGAGGTTGGGTCGAGAGTAAACAAGATGAGCTCAAAAGAAATTAAAAGAGACTTATTGTTGTTAGCTAGAAATAATCCAGCATTGTTTATAGAATTAGCAAATGATGACAATGTGCAACTTAGGAATATCGCTATTCGAGCGGTTGAAGCAAACATTGTAACTTTATCGCAGGACAATAGGACATTCCATTGGACTGAGAATAACAGGAAGCTAATGACGGTACCTTTTGATGAAAATCCATACTCAGCCATGGCGGCCTTCTTCAAAACAGATGAAGGTATAGAGGTGCTCAAGTCTATAGATAAAAAATTAAAATAATACGTAATATTAATATATAGGCGGTAGCTCTGGTTACCGCCTTAATATTATAATAAATATATAGTATGGCAATAAATGTAAATACGGTTTATAGAACTGTTTTATTAATAATCAATAAAGAACAAAGAGGTTACTTAACCCCTGACGAATTTAATAGAACAGCTTCCCAAGTACAGCTTGAGATATTCAATGAGTATTTCGAAAGTCTTAACCAGCAACTAAGAGTACCTGGTAATGACAGCGAGTACAGCGATCGTATAAAAAACTTAGAAGAAAAAATTGCAATATTTCAGGATAGTGGCAACTGTACTTTTTCCGGTGGTAAATTTAACCTGCCTACATTAGCCTCGCCATACGAGTTTTATAAATTAGGCACTGTTATATATAACAACGAGAAAGAAGTTCAATACGTTCGGCCTAATGAGTTATTAGAACTTAATTTATCACCAATAACAAAACCATCGGTATACTGGCCGGTTTATACTTATAAAAACTTTAAAATAACAGTATCGCCAAACACTATTCAAACCGGTATTTCTTGTACATATATAAGAAAACCGCTTGATCCAAAGTGGAACTTCACATCTACCCCGCTAACTAATTTCCAATATGTATATACGCCTGTAGGTTCTCAAGACTTTGAGTTGCATCCTACAGAACAGGTTAGTTTAATAACAAGAATATTACTTTATTCTGGAATAGTTATTAAGGATCCGCAGATAGTACAAGCAGCTGCTCAACAAGTACAAATGGAAAATATTAATTCAAAAAGTTAATAAAAAATGCCTATACCTAACAACGGATTAATAACCGAAACAAATAGACAATACTACGAAGGAGCACAAGGCTTTATAGTAGGTGTTGGTACAACTCAATTCACTACAACGTTTAATACAGACTTAGTTTTTGGTAGTTGGGATCCAAACGAAATAAACTATGCCTTAAACAATTTTAAGTTATATACAAGCCCTAGCGGGTTGCCAGATACATTTGAAGAGTACGTATCAGCATACACCGTGGCAAATAACGTTATAACAATAACGCCGGCTTTAGCAGAAGGAACTTATCTTGTTGTACAGTTAAAGATACTAGACGGTGGAAATTACGGCGATAGGGATGCTTTTGGTAATACAGTAGAAGAAAACTATGGCAGCTACTCCTATATCTCCTTAAACGACGTTATAAACAACTTTATGGTTGCATACGTAGGAACTGGTAAATTAATCGGGGCAGTGAAGCGAACTGATGTTATATTCCACGCAAAACGTGGTATGCAAGAGTTTAGTTATGACACCCTAAAAAGTATAAAATCGCAAGAATTAAATATACCACATAGCTTGAGCGTCGCAATACCACAAGACTATGTTAACTACGTTAAAATGTCCTGGATCGATCATCATGGTGTGAAACACCCCATATATCCAGTTAATGCTTTAACCACTAATCCTTATGAAAATCCAATACAAGATAATAGAGGATTACCAATACAAGATAACTTTAACGCAAACATCGAGGGTGATTCATTAACAGAGGAAAGATGGAACAGCAATAAAGGATTTGTTGGAGTGAATTTTGAGAACAGTTTAGATGATAGCCTATATAACGGAGACAACTGGGTACAAGATAGATTCTTTGGAAGACTATATGGCTTAGATCCACAATATGCTAATATGAATGGTTATTTTTCTATAAACGATAGGGAAAACAAAATATCTTTTAGTAGTGACTTAGTTGGTAAACTAATTGTACTTGAGTATATATCCGATGGATTAGCTTATGATTTGGATTCTAGAATACCTAAAATGGCTGAAGACGCAATGTATGCTTATATATTACATGCTGTTGTTGCTCATCGCTCTGGGTCTCAGGAATATCTTGTTAGAAGACTACAGCAAGATAAAACAGCAAAATTAAGGAATGCTAAAATAAGACTTTCAAATATTAAGCTTGAAGAAATAACTCAAGTATTTAGAGGTAAATCTAAATGGATTAAACACTAAGAAATGGCAGAATCAAAAAATATATTTTTAAAATCTAAAATGAATAAAGATTTCGATAATCGTCTTTTACCAGATGGCGAATATCGAGATGCATTAAATATATCTGTTGGTAAGTCTGAAAGTCAAAATGTTGGGTCTTTACAGAATATACTTGGTAATAAAGTTTTACAAAAACCATCTGGTACCGGCACAGTAGATTTTGAAGAGGACACAACTTTGCAATGCATAGGCTTTGTAGTTGACAATGAAAAGAATAGAATCTATCAATTCTTAACGAATTATACAGATGGTAATCCATCATTAAATCAATTACCGCCAGCTGACAGAACAATGAAAATTTCTGTATATGATGCTAACAACAGCGGTAACCCTTACACAACTTTAGTCGAGGGCATATTCCTTAACTTTTCAACTACAAATATAATAACCGGAGTTAATATACTTGAGAATTTATTATTTTGGACTGACAATAGAAACCAGCCAAGAAAAATAAATATTGACAGCGCTTTAGCAAACTCAGCGGAGACAGCAACTCCTTACTACACAAACTCAGAACAATTATCTGTTGCAAAATATGCGCCATTTAAATCGCCTTTGCTATATAGCGAGGTAAATAATATTGCTGTAATTGACTCTGACGTTACTGTTGGAGTGGGGACTAGATTAGAAATATTAACAGCGGATATACAAAGCTCAGGCTTAGCTGTTGGTTGTCAACTTATTAGTGAAGATTTTGTTATTTCGCAAGGCGATTCAGCTATAGTTGTTAATATAGTTGAAGCTACTGCTACCACATCCTATGTATATATCACAGGGGATTGGACTATAACAACGCCAACGACATTAGACTTCTACAAGTCCTCTATGCGCACAGATGCCGTAGCGGCCGCATCAAGCGGAAATAATAACTTTCTACAAGACAAATTTATAAGATTTAGTTATAGATTTAAATTTGACGATAATGAGTATTCATTAATGGCTCCATTTACGCAGCCAGCATTTATACCAAGACAGAAAGGATACTTTATAAACGGTGACGAAGAGGCGGCTTATAGATCAACTGTTTTAGAATGGATGGAGAACAGCATTAATGAGGTTGGTTTGTTTATTGAATTGCCAGACAATACAAATAATATATTTAATAATTACAAGATTAAAAGTATAGATATACTATATAAAGAATCAGACTCATTAGCGGTTAAAGTAGTTGAAACAATTGATATAGCTAAGGTACAATTACAATTTCCGAATACTAATCTGTACTCATACAAATATAGATCACAAAAGCCTAAGAAAACATTACAAGAAGCAGAAACATTAAGGGTCTCGGATAAGGTTCCAGTTAGGGCTTTAGCACAAGAAGTTTCAGGTAATAGAATAATTTATGGTAATTTTGTTAATCAGAATACACCCCCGGCAAATATAGACTATAATATAACGGTTATCGATAAAGATGTACCATTTACGGGTTATGTGGCATGGGCCGAATACCCTACTCATACATTAAAAGAGAACAGGACATACCAAGTTGGATTTGTTTTATCTGATAAGTTTGGTAGAGAGTCTTCGGTTATATTGTCGTCAGCAGAGCCATTTGTTTCTGAAGCTTTAGAGTCTTTCAGTGCATCGTCGGTATTTGTACCATATAAAAATGAGCAAACAATAAATAATGTTAAAGAATGGCTCGGTAACGAATTAATCGTAATATTAAATAACGTTATATCTTCCTCAAAAGACGAAGCTACTGGAACGCCTGGATTGTACGCAACTGTTTCTGGAGCGATCGAGAATAGCAGCGAAGGATTTCAAATAATGAGCGGGAGTATAGTTGGCAACGTATATACGTTTGTAGCTCCACCATTCCCAATATTACCCGGAGATCCACAACCGCAATTTAATATACCTGTTATTGGCGGTTTTTTAAGAGGCAAATACAGAGATTATGTTAAGGTCACTAACGTTGTGGAAGTTGATGGAGAGTGGATAGTAACAACTGAATATCCCATTAATGATTTATACTTACCTAATGAAGATAGTGAGGTCGATATAAAATACGCGTATGCAATAAACGAAGGTGGCTGGTATTCTTATAAGATAGTAGTTAAACAACAAGAACAGGAATACTATAATGTATATGTTCCTGGTATGCTTGCTGGTTATCCTGATCAAACCGTAAACACGTTCCCTGCTAATTTTGAAGATACTGTTACATGTCATTTTGTTTCTATAAACGATAATATAAATAAAGTGCCTAGAGATTTATCTGAGGTAGGACCTAACCAAACGCAGTATAGAAGTAGCGCACAGCTATGGACCAGGGTTGCAAATAACCTAGCAGACGATAATGCTCAATATTTTCCAAGCACGTTACCAGAGGTTGTTAATACAATAGCTCCAACTAATGATCTAAATTTTCTGCCGTATGATGCTACAACAAACCCAATAGCGACTGCTCCAGATAACTTTTATCAATTTGACACGACCCCTCTAATAAATAGAGTATCAACAACTGCTCCAGTAGGTATCACAGCAGCTACTATGGCTCCTGTTCTAGGGGTCTTTGAAACAGAGCCTGTATCATCAGCATTAGACATATTTTGGGAAACTTCAACAACTGGGTATATATCAGATATAAATTATGATGTATTATCTGGATCAGACAGTATTATAGGCACATCTGATTTAGATTTCCTATATAGAGAAAATCAAGAATATGGGGGAGGTGGAGATGTTACGGGGGCTAGCAACAGCCCTTTTATAACCGATTACTTTTATTTTAGAAATACTGCTGGGGTTGAGGTTGCGGATATAGATAACTTAGTTTTCACTGCAAAAGCGGGCGGAATAGCCGTTGTTGGTAAGTTTGAGTTGATTAGGAACGATGATCCATTAAGTCCTTTTTTTGAACAATATAGAATTAAAATATTACAAAGTGATTACTACTTTGGTATAAATGCCGATGTTGACACCGCTTTTGAATTTATATTTAATATAACCCACACTGTTGGAGGCACGACTTATAACCCTACAATATCGACGGGTATATTAAAATTAACTAATGTTGTGCCGGTAATACTGAATCCAGCACTTGATAATGAAACCTATTACTTACCATACAACCCAGCAATTGCTCCAATAATTGACTGTGTTGGAGAGAACGGAAATGTTAGCCCTCCTATTGCAGGAGCAACTTCGCCTAACCGATTAGCTGATTTGTATTGGTCACTAGAATCAAATGCCTATCCGCTGTATTTTGATATAGAAAGCGATACAGGGGTTTTAAAATGTTTATCAACCACTGTGCCAGGGGGTAATTACGAATTAACAATTAAACTGCAAGACGCTTGTAATGTATTCGGTGTTCAATCACCGGCTGTTGGGCCTTTATTTGCAGAACGTACGGTTTTTATAGACGTGGCCACTTTTACACAAGGCTGTTCGCAGTTTACTGGATGGATTAATCCACCAGTGGAAGAGGGCGCTCCGCAGCAAGTATTTGTTAATGGGTATATAAACCTTTGGAAATTATTAAATCCGGGTGAAACTATAATTTCTAGCACCGTTACATTATACAAATACACCGACGAAGGGGGCACTACTTATACACTAGGGGAAGACGGCAATTTAAATCCTTTGCCGGTTACTTTTCCGCAAGGTGCTCTTTATACAGGTAATGGTAATTTCAATGGTACTGTACGCTTAACTCCTACTTTAGAGTTCTCTCCAGTAGCTTTAATGCTGTTTTTTCAAGGGCAAATAACAACTTCTGATGGTATTATAGAAAGAGATATTTTTGTTGATTTTTCAATAGAAGGAGAGATTACTGGGCCAGATGCGTCGGCTAGTACATCTTGTACTATTTCGTTAGATCCTCCTAATCCGCCGTATGTGCCTCAAACGCCGGCAGGGTTTACTATATTTAATAATTCAAATTTACCTGTTGTGTTTTCAGGATTAGCAGCTGATGGTGAAACTATAATAGGAGGTACAATAGCCGCTGGCGGAAACGCTAAAAGCATCAGTCAAGGCGGAGCCTATTTAGAAGTTAGAGAAGATAGTATAACCGCAACAGGAGCAGTTGGAACAGATGTTATAATCACATATTACCCTTAAAATAAACTAAATGGCAGCAGCAATAGAGGTAAAATTCTTTAATTCATACTTATTAAAAAGAATAAAGTCCATACAACCAGTAAGCCCTACAACTATACCGGAGGCCGAAGGGGATTTATACACTTTTGTTAATGGAGACAACTTTTTTATATACGAGCCCATAGGAGGTTTGCCAGCCGAGATAGGTCCAGGCCAGGAGTTTTCATACACTCTAGGAGGCGTTGAGTATACTTTTACAATTGTTGGAGTAGAAGAGGTCGCGGTAGGGGAATTTAAAATATACTTAAACAAAGAAATAACATCAGCAGGTTTTACTGAGGCAACTATTCCATTAGTTGAATTAATTTTTGGTGAAATAATAGATTTTAATTACATACCAGGAGCTGGACAATACACTAATAATGTTGCTAAGGATTGGTATATAGAAGAATCTAGAATAAAGGGTGGTTATAACAATACATCAACAGATTATGGCGTTAGGGCATATATAGTTGAGGAATCCACAACTAGGCAGAAAAGACTTAGTTCTTTGATATACTCTGGTATTTTTAACTCCAGAACAGGTATTAACAATACAAACCAGTTTTCTGTAGCAGAAGATATTACAAGAACATTAGATCCGGCACAAGGATCAATACAGAAGCTATATTCTGAAGATACAAACTTAATTATATTCCAAGAATTAAAAGTGAGTAGAGCTCTTATAGACAAGAATGCTATTTATTCAGCTGAGGGAGAACCAATCACGACATCATCACTTGACGTTATAGGACAAGTACAGGCTTACTCTGGTAACTACGGTATTAGCACAAACCCTGAAAGCTTCGCGGTTTACGGCTATAGAAAATACTTTGTTGACAAAAATAAGAATGTAGTGCTCAGACTTTCCCAAGATGGTATTACTGAAATATCAGCTAATGGCATGGTTGATTACTTCAGAGATGTAATAGCTATAACGGAAGATACCGGCAAGATAGTTGGGTCTTGGGACATGCATAATAAATTATATACCGTATCAATTCAAACCCCTGCAAATAGTATTAACCCACAATTCCATACTTTATCCTTCGACGAGGACTCATTAGGGTGGACTAGTAGATTCTCTTTTAAGCCAGACTTTGGTTTTAGCCTTAGAAGTGATTACTTTACTGCTTTTGAAGGTAATATATGGAAACATTATTCAACTGGGGTACCATACTGTAGTTTCTACGGGGAACAATATTTATCTAGCGTAACAGTGGTTATGAATCCAGAGCCATCATATTCTAAAACATTCCAGACTGTGAACTACGAGGGATCACCAGGGTGGGCTTTAACTGAGATAGTAACAGATTCAAGTATTGGTATTCCAATAACGTCTGCGTCGTCTCCTACGAGCTTAGCAGGATTAGAAAATCAATTGTTCTTGAATAACTTTAAAGCAAAAGAAAATAAATACTTTGGCAATATAGTTAATAACACATCGGTAGCTGGTGGAGAGGTTACTTACGGCCAATCAATGTCTGGTATATCTGGATTTTACGCGATAGGAACATTTACGTTTCCAGACCCACTTCAGTCGCGTATTGACTATAGCAGACCAGCGACATTATTTGCGGTCTCTTCAACATTTGCACAATCATTAAGTAATTAAATTAAATAAAATGGAATTAACAGTAAGAGCACTACAAGAATCAGATTGGGAAACTTTACAATCATGGTGGACAAAATGGGAATGGCCTGAGATGAACAGGGATCTACTTCCTTTAAATGGATTAGGTGGACTAATGATTTTCAAAAATGAAATACCGGTAGTATCTGGATTTTTGTACTTAACAAACTCTAGTGTAGCGTGGATGGAATGGATTATTTCAAACCCAGAATACAGAGACAATGACAGAAAAGAAGCTATAGAACTTTTAATAAAAGAATTAGAAAATGTAGCTTTAAGTATGAACAAAACGATAATACTGAGTGTAGGTAGAAATAAAGGTTTAATAAATGCACATCGAAACCTTGGGTATGTTATTGACGACAATCCATCGCATGAGATATCAAAAAAATTAATATAATATGGCAGTAGCAGCAGCAGTTGGAGCAGGAGTCTCCTTAATAGGTGGAGCAGTAAGCGCTCATCAAGCGGGTCAAGCGGCAAAAGGCGCGCGCAATGATGCAAGACGTGCAAAGGCAGAAATGGACGCAATTAGAGCGAACAGACAGCCAATAACAAATCCGTACGCGTCAACAATGGATATGAGTGCCTTAGCAAGTGATTTATCTGGAATGATAACAAATCCTTATGCGAATTTAGGAGTAGCCACTCAAGCGGCAGAGATGCAGGCGGAGCAAGCGGATATGGCATTAGCTAATACGTTAGATACTTTAAGAGCAACAGGAGCCGGAGCAGGTGGAGCAACAGCTTTAGCACAAGCGGCATTACAAAGCAAGAAAGATATTTCTGCTAGTATAGAACAGCAGGAAGCGGCTAATGAAAAATTGCGTGCTCAAGGAGAGATGGAACGTAATCAAATGAAAATGGCAGAGCAACAAAGATTACAATCTATACAAATAAGCGAAGCACAAAGAGTGCAAGGAGCAGAAGCTGCTGGCCAGCAATTTATGTTTGGGGCTAGAGAAGATAGAACTAATGCAGACTTAGGGCAGCAGGCTGGGCAATACGCTCAGGCTCAACAAAACCAAGTTTCCGCAAACGCAGCACAGGCAGCTGCATGGGGAGGAGCAATACAGGGAGTTGGATCAGCTATTGGAGGCGCTTTAGGAGGGATAGGAGCGGCTGGTAAAACGGCACCAACGTTCAAAGCAGACCCAAGTATAACCGCTACAAGATAATAATAAATAAAAATATATGAGTGCATACGATAATCCAACGATAATAAAAGACGATACCGCAATGGCTTGGGCACAAAGCTTAGGAAATGTAGGACAAGCGTTTACGGAAAGTTTTAATATAGCAAGAAGAGAAAGAGAAGCAAAGGAAAAAGAGGCTAGACTAGACGCTGAAAGAAAAGCGAAAGAAGACAAAATAGATTCTTTAAACAAGCAGATATTTAATAGCGAACAAGCCTATAATGCACAAGCTAGAGCGTCTAAAATTAATGACGGTTTAGTAAAAGCTGGGGTTAGTCCAGATGGCGCCGCTTTAGTTAATGAATATAGCGTTAGTACTAGTAAAGTAGAAGCGGAAGCAAATTTTAACACTGCTTTTGAGATACTTAGCAAAGAACAACAAGACAAAAACAATTTGTATGCGGCACAAAGAGCTAAAGGCGAAGAGAACTTAACTAGAGTTGCTGGCGCAATGTATTCCCAAGCACAGGCTATTAAGAATGGAGATATCAACGGAACAAACATAGCTAATATTAAATTTAAAGGCAACAACATCTTAGATCAAACACTGAATAGGATTACTACGTATGCTTTAGCTTACCCGGACAATGATAAAACAACTAAAACATTGGACTACGACGCTAACGGTGATCCCTCCGATATTACTTTACAAGTAAACACTAAAATAGGTAGTCGCAATGATCTTGTAAAAACCTTTAGGGATACGAATCCTGGTGTTAGCCAAGAAGAAATAGAATTGAAAATTGCAGAAGGCATTAGTAAAGGTTTCATTACACAAGAAGGAGGAGAGGGGAATGAACAATACGCTATTAATTTTAAAAAGAAAATTAACCCGGACTACGATGGTGAATTATATACCACCATCCCTGAAATTAAATATGGTGATGCACCTGTTACAGCTGGTATATATAGTAAGGAAAATGATACAGAAGTATCAACTATTTACATGCTCCCGACAGAATTTGCGGATGTAGCCGGTAATGCTAAACTAGGAAAAGAGCAAGGAACAGTTAAATACCAAAGAACTCCAGTTGATATTAAAGCGATGAGGATAGCGATAAAACCAGCTTTGATAGCTAAGGCTGAAGGTATGATAGCTGCTTATTTCTCTGATCCAGATACTACAGATGGAATATTACAGAAATTAGGGTTTGGTACTAATTACCAATCTAAAGAATTTGCAACAAAAAGCCTTGAAGAAAAAGTAAATCTTTTGGTTGGAAAAATGGAAGAAAATGAAATTAAAAACATAATTGCTAAATCTCAACTTAAAGAAATTAACGGACAGTACTATAAGATGGACGCTGAAAATGTAAAAATATTTGATAATGCGTCTAGTCGTTCTGGATCTAAATCATCAGGAGGTAAAACTAAAACAGAACAGAAAAAAGAGGCGGATTTACAAAGAGTAATAAAGAAGGTGTGGGATATGCAAAGCACAGGCACAGCTGATTTAGACTATGACGGGCGTAAAGTGTCTCATAGTGGCGGTGAATTTATTATACAAACTGCTGGAATAAACAAAGACATGCCAATAGGTAGAAAAGAAGACGTTATTGAATATCTAAGAACAGGCGCATATAATCCAAAATAATTATTTATGTTAGAATACGAACTTAACGGTAAAATATATACAGAAGAAGATCTAATTAATGCAGCCGGAGGTAAGGATAAACTTTCGGCTTACATTAAAAGCAAAGGCTTTAAGGTAGCTTCTAAGAAAGCAAAACAAACCACAAAGTTTTACGAAAAGCCTAGTAAAGATTTATACAAAGAGGTATTTGGTTTTGAAAATCCAGCAAAAGATAACTTTTCTGAAATAAATAAAACTAAGAAAAAGAAAGCACAACCAGCCGCCCCTAAAAAATGGACTGGATTAATAACACCAGAAGAATTAGCAGGAGAAGAAAGTACTGTAGCAGAAACTCTAGGTAAAAAGCTGTCGTTGTATGGATTAACTCCTAGCGAAGCTACATTTGGTCTTAATAGAATTACTATTAGGGGAGATAAAAAACAACCGTTATATTCCGCTATAAACAGGTGGGGGGTTGAGACTGCTGTTGATTTACCTGAAGTTGCTGTTGGTGCCGGATTGTCTAGAAAGGAGTTAGAAGCCAGTGCTAAGCAATTAAATGAATATATAAGAATACACGGAAATAAGAATTACACTCAAAAAGTTAAAAAGCAAAATCCTTCTTTAGCCGCAGAATATAATAACGCAATATCACCTAAGAGTAGAACTTTTGACGAAAAATTAAACCTACGCAATGAAGAGTTAGTTAACGAGTTCAAGGATAAAGAGACTATTGCTAAAAATAGGTTGGGTATAAAAGGTGGATATGAGCCAAGGGCCGATATTAATCTAACAAAAACTGATTTTGATACTCCTGAAAAATACAATGATTATAAAACCTGGAAAAAAACAGGCCAGCTACCAATACCTAGTGAAGAAAAACTAGAAAAATTTATTGGAGAATATAACGATAATTACAGGCGGACTAAATCATCAGAGTTTATGTCTGACGCTCCACAAGAGCAACGTGTAATGTTAAATGCTTTAGCTGCTGAAAAAGAGGAAGAAGCGATTAAGACTACGGAATATTTAAAAACCAAAGGACAAGAGTTAGATAAAAGAAGTAAAGAGTTTAGTATAAGTACCTCTAAGTTTGAAAAAACACCTCCGACTCCAGGGGAACTTGAAGCATACAAAAAAGAATATTTTGCATTACAAAACGAAACTGCAGAATATAATAAGAAAGCATTGACGACCAAAAAGGATTTTAATACTATTAAAGCAGTGTATGAAACAGCTTTGAAAGATTATAGCAGACTAAATCAAACCGGATCTCTTCTAAAACAAACAGCATTAGGATTACTAGGTGGAGCTGTTGACTTAACAACTAGCTTAGCAGCCGGTTTAGATACCGCTTCTCCTATACCTTACAGTGTTAAGAAAAGTTTATTAAAGGAGACATTACTAGACCCTATATATTCCGAGCAAAAAGCAGCAACAAAAGAATTAGAATCTTACCAGCAAGATTTATCTGTTAAGGATATAAAAAGCATGAAAGATCTGGGTAGATGGGGGGCTGGAGTATTAACACAAATGCCATCATCTATGGCTATGGCTGTTACCGGCGAAGCTGCATTACCATTATTTTTCCTTAGCGGATATGGGTCAAAGCAATACGAAATAGCTAGCTCACAAGAAGCCGCGCTTAGTCGATTACAGTACAATGCTGACCAACTGGAGAAGGGATTAGTTGCTGAAGAGGATATGGCAGAGATTCAAAAACAGGTAGCATCAGATAAAAAAACATTGCAGATCTCAGAAGGAGCAAAACTAACTTCCCAATTATTAGCAGGAGCATCCGAGGTATTACTTGAAAAATACGGTACATTAGGTATTATAAAAGAAACGAATAATATACTTAGAGCAATACCTGCTCAAGAAATAAAACGCCAATTAAAAACTATTGGCAAGGAAATGGGTAAAAGTGCTGGCGTAGAAGCTTGGACAGAGGGCTTAACTCAAGTATCTAATAATTTTGGTGATATTTATTTATTAGGCCAAGATAAAAACTATTTCGATGGTGTGCCTGACGCTATGGCGGGAGGAGCCTTTATGGGGCCTGGATTTGCGGCCATGGGAGGTGCTCAAACAATTGGTCAAAATATAACTAAAGCTGTTGTTAGTGAAATAACAACAAAAGAAGAACTTAAGGCAAGAGAAAGAAAACTTGAGGAAATAAAAAAATTAACCGGATTAACCGATATAACCGGGTTAACAAAAAGAGAACTTGACAAATTAACTTTGCAGCCGCCTGTTAGGAAAGCAGTTGAAGAACTAGTTGGGCAAATAGAAGGAGAAGATCTTCGTATATTAGATAGACTAGGCAAAGACTTATCTATGGAAACAGCTAGAGAAGTTGGGGACCTTAATCAAAAACTTAGAAAAATAACAAAAGAATGGACAGAAGCCAGCGCTACAACCGGAATTGACGATGCTCAACTAAAATCCCTCCGTGATTACTATCAAAAGCAATATAACGAGACTTTTAGTGCTAGGGAAGCATTGCTGAAAGATACACAATTAGCAGGTAAAAGTAAAAAAGATAACGCCTTAAAAAGAATATCTTTCGAAGCTACCAAAGGATCTCAAATTTACGACATCAGATTAACAAGAAAAACATATTTAGAAAAACTTGCTAATTTTGATAAACTATCTACTGAAGAAAAACAAAGGTATAATGATCTAGCTTTAAATGAATTAAAAACGCAAGGGACAGAAAGCGAATTATCGGATGCTCAGATTAATAGCAGAGCAAGGAGTTTGTATGCTGGGGAAGAAATATCTAAACAATTAGATAGGGACATTGAAGCCGCAAATGCTTTTTCTGAAGAAACAGGATTAAATGTTAAGGTTGAAGTAATAAACAATGAAAAAGAATTATTAGAAAAATATGGCAATATTATTAGCGAAGCTGACTTAAAAGAAATTCGGGAAGGGCGAACAAACGCTTTTAATATAGACGACAATACACTAGCTGTATATAAACCAAATGCTATTAAAAATGGGCATGTAAGCTCTGGCTCCCACGAAGTATTACATACGGTGTTGTCTAAGGCCTTTAAGGGAAATCAAGAAGAAGCCAATAAGAACGGTATAAAATTGCTAGAATATTTAAAAACAGCACAACCAGACCTCTATGCTGCAGTTGAAACAAGAATGAAAGCTTACGACCCGGAATATGCTGCTTATGGAGAAGAGGTATTTAATGCTCTTTCAGATTCTTTTAGTGATGGCAAAGTACCAAATGATAATGTATTTATGCAAATATCTAAAATTGTTAATAAAATAACAAAGGGAGCATTTGGGGCATCATCTACATTTGATATTAGTAACATAGATACAGATTCAGGTAAAGCTTTATTCGATACAATAAAAGCGTATAATCAAAAAGCCGGTGCTAAGAAAACTAAAACTGGTAAAAACATAAGATTTATTTATTCTGATACAGAGGACAAAATCGCGGAAGGTACTACTGGTTTTAAAGCGTCTAAAACTAAAGTAGCCGAAGTTCAAAAGAAAATAGATGATTTAGAAGATCAGTTAGACAATGATGAAATTGACTATGACGCTTACGAAAATAAGCTTAAAATATACGAAGCTGAATTAGCAAAAGCCAAAACAATGCCTGAGGAAGCTCCTAAGCCAGATGTTAAAAAAGTTGAAGTTTCTGATGAAGACGCAGATAAAGAAATAATAAAGAATGAAAGATCGTCATTGTCTTCAGATAAGGTGCAAAAAATATATGATGATAAAGGAGTAAATGGAGCGCAAGAAATTATAGACTTATTTAGACCTATCACTAAAAAATTAGTGAATAGAAGAATGGATGCCCCTGGATTTGATAGAGAGTTATTAACAGATGAGATAGAGACTGGAACAGGCGGTATTTTAGACTTAATAACAAAATACAAACCAGAAGGAGGCGTGCCATTAGCTGCTTTCATTAATAAGTATTTACCGGTTAGAGCTATTGCGGCTTCAAGAAGAGTGCTAGATAAAGACTTTAGTAAAGACGTAACAGAAGAGAAAGGTTTAATGGCTGAAGAGACTGTCTCTGAGGTAAAAGAAAAACCAAAGTATAAGAATGCATTAGAATCAAATGTTTTTGAGCCAGAAGTGTTAAAAACGCTTTCTGACAAGGTTGTAACAATAACTAGAACATTGAAAAATAGAATCGATGCTCCTATAACCCTAAATCGTACTGTGACCCCTTTGATAAGCGAGATTAGAGACGAAGTAGGCAGGTTATTGGACATTGATGTTAAAACCGCTATGGGTGGTAAAAAAGATGATCAGCTTAAAAAATGGTTATTAAAAAATAAGCGTTATGTATTGGAAAACATGACTACCACTTGGTTAATGGGTAAAGATGGAGTCGGAGGAATGCCGCAGGCAATACAAAAACAAGTTGACGGCAAATGGGTTAGCTATCCTGATTGGGTTGGCAAGAAAATTGATAGAGAAAAAACCACAACAGATCAAGCTGGCAGAACATCAGGGGCTGAATTAGTTAGACGTTTACCTAATGTAAACAATAATGTTCCTAATGACGTTTATTTAGCGCAGGTGTTAGAACCTAGCGGTAATCCAATTAGAGGCAGAAAAGAATCATTGGCTAAAGCAATTGCTGAAGAATCAGCATTTGATATAATTAATAATGACCTTGAAAATGAAGGACCTATATTTGAAGCTTTAGCGACTAATCAAGAAAGACTAGGATACGAAGTTACTAACGCATTTGCGGTTGAAATTGCTAAACAGTCAGAAAGAGGTAATGTTAAATTTTCTAAAACAAATGTTAATGCTGTAGATAAAATTGGAACTGAATTTTACAATTTTTATAAAGATTTAAATACAAATAATAAAGCATTAGTATTTAATTATTTAGATAATAGAGAATTTAAAGGTATTGATGACAATATAAAAAATGAATTAGATGATATACTAAATAGATGGGAAACAGCGTATATAAATAATTCTGATAAAATATTAAATAAAATTAATGTTGAAAGAAGAAAAAAATTTAAAGAAGAATATCCAAAAGTAGAAAGTTTTAATAAATATTTTGAAAAGGAAAAAGAAGATATTAAGGTTTCAAAAACAGCATTATTAGGGCTATCAAAAACAGGATTAAATTTTATAGAAAGTAATAAAGATACAATAAATGAAATAAATTCTTATATTTTTGAAAATTTAAAATATCAAGTAGAAAATACTAAAAATGAAAATGAAAAAATAGAATTTATAAATAGTTTTCTAAGAACTTATAGAGCAGTTTTTACAGGAGGAGATTATGGGAAGTTTTTTGGGGGAAGTAATACTAATCTTTTAAAAAAATTAAATGACATCAAAGGATTTGATAAACTAGGCTATAGTTTAAAAACTATTGGTACTAATAACATAATTATTGATAAAAACGGCATTAACCCTACGTATGTTGAAAATCAGTCAACTAAAGCCGATGATATAAAAAATATAATAGAAAAAGGTATTGATAATTTGAATACAGATAGGATAAAACAAAGTAATCTTGCTTTAAAGGATATATTGAATTTTGCGGATTTTATTAAAAATTCTAGTATGTCCCCAAAAGCAAAAGCTATGGCTATTATTTTTATGAAGTCTAGCACATACTCTCCTCTGCGAACATTAGGCAAAGTTGATTCTATAATATTAGATAAAAATACAAAAAACAGGGAGGCGTATACATGGGAGCATGTCATTCCCGCAGACGAGATGGTTAGACATATTATGTCCTATGCCTTAGACCTACCGTTTGCTAATAAGCCTATAACAACTAAAGAGAATTTAAAATTATTATTAGAGGATAGTAAAATATCCCTTTTGCCTAACAACATTAATAATATATTAAATACCATACTTAAAAGTCAAATGCCATCATCCTGGGAAATTGGAGATAACGCATATAATGCTAGGTATTTTAACCAAAAAACATTAGATATATTAAAGGCAAACGGTATTGTTTTGAATCTAAATCTGTAAAAGGTATTTCTGTTTTTGACTTTGACGACACGGTTGGTTTGACTAAAAGCAATGTGCTATACACAAAGCCTGATGAAACAGTTATATTCCACGGTGGAAGTATCAAAGGTTTAAAAGATATAAAAGGTCCATTATATGCAGCTACTGACCCAAAGCAAGCTAAAGCTTATGCTAAAGAGCACAAGGGAGCAGTTAAATCCTTTGTTATAAAAACAAATGAGATTGTAGATGAAGATGTTGTTATAGAGGAAATCAATGCTTTAGGGTTAAAACCTAAAGACAGCAACTACAATGTTGACGAATTAAATCTATACGAATTAATAGATCCAAATTTTGAAACATCGCTTAGTGAAAAAGATCTTAATACTTTATTTAATTCGCTTAAGAAAAAAGGTATTAAAGCAGTTGAGTTCTTGGATATGAACCTGGAGAGTCTAAAAAATGATATTTATAACATTGTTATATTAGACAAGGGAATTGTACAAGAGCAAAGTAAACTTACCGGCGAAGAATTCGCAAAAGAGGGAACTAAACTGTTAGAGGAAGGGGTTACATTTGACTTCTCTGAATTCAGTAAAGTTGTAGATGGTAAGCCAGGACCTATGGTTGAGAAGATGAAAAAAATGATTGACAAGTTTGGTCCAGAAAATTTCTTTATCCTTACAGCTCGACCTCAAGAAGCAGCAGGCCCAATTTATGAATTTTTAGATTCTATAGGTATTAATATACCATTAGAAAATATAACGGGATTAGGCAACAGCGCTGCACAAGCAAAAGCGGACTGGATGGTTGGTAAAGCTGCTGAAGGATATAATGATTTTTACTTTGCAGATGATGCGCCTCAAAATGTTAAAGCAGTTCAAGACGCGCTAGATGTTCTTGACGTTAAATCAAAAATACAACAAGCTAAGATTAAATTTAGCAAATCAATGTCGGAGCGTTTCAACGAAATCATTGAAGAGAATAAAGGTGTTGAAAGCTATAAGGTATATTCTGATATTACCGCTAGAAGACGAGGTTTAAAGAAAAACAGGTTTGATTTTTATGTTCCGCCATCTGCCGCAGACTTTGAATTATTACTTTATAACTTTATGGGTAAAGGGGCATTAGGTGAATCACAGAAAGAATTCTTTGAAGACGCTTTAATAAAACCTTATATAAATGGAGTTAACTTAATGGATGCTGTTAGACAATCTATAAAAAGAGAATACAAGGCATTGTTAAAGTCGTTCCCTGAGATTAAAAATGAGCTTGAGAAATTAACGCCAAATAAAGATTTTACTTATGATCAAGCGATGCGTGTTGCTATTTGGGATCAATTTAATGTTGAAATTCCAGGCTTGTCTCAAAGAGATAGAATTTACTTGTCAGATCTTATTAATAATGACCCAGATCTTGCTGCTTTTAAAGATGGCTTAATTGTAATGGGTAGACAAAAAGACGGATGGTTACCTCCAGGTACTTATTGGGATGCCGATACTATTATTTCTGATTTGTACAATATAACAGAAGGATCAGGTAGAAAAAAATTCTTAGGGGAATTCATTGAAAATGTAGAGGAGCTATTTGGAACATGGTCTGAGGGTAGGTTAGTTGGGCCTAATATGAATAAGATTGAAGCCGTTTACGGAACAAACGTTAGAGAAGCGTTAGAAGATTCTATATACAGAATGACTAATGGTAAGAACAGAAGCTTTGGGCAAGACAAAGAAACAACAGCATGGAACAGTTGGGTAAATGGATCTACTGGTGCAATCATGTTCTTAAACACTCGCTCAGCTGTACTACAAATGTTAGGAGCAGTTAACTTCTTGAACTGGAGAGATAATAATCCTTACAATGCTGGTAAAGCATTTCTAAACCAACCACAATATTGGAAAGACTTTGCTCGTATATGGAACTCTGATAAATTAAAAGAAAGACGCGGAGGCTTAAGAGAAGATGTGGCGTCTGCTGAGATTGCTAATGCCGCTGCTGGTAGTAAAAATAAAGTAGTGGCAGTAACATCGTACTTATTGAAGATAGGATATACACCTACACAATTAGCGGATAGTTTTGCTATTGCTTCAGGAGGGGCACCGTTCTACAGAAACAGGATTAACTCTTATTTGAAAGAAGGATTAACAGAGCAGGAAGCAGAGGATAAAGCATGGCAAGATTTCTCGAAAATATCAGATGAGACACAACAATCAGGTGATCCAAAGGATATATCAAAACAACAATCAAGCGCTGCTGGTAGATTACTATTGGTTTTCCAGAACTTTACAATGCAGCAATCCCGCATCGTTAAGAAGGCTGCTCTAGATCTTAAGAATGGCAGAGGCGATGCTAAAACAAACATAGCTAAGATAGCGTATTATTTAGCGGTACAGAATATAATGTTCTCGACGTTGCAGCAAGGCATATTTGCCACTTTCTTTGATGATGATGAGGAAGAAGATAAGAAGGCCAAAACAAAACAAGATGCTGCTTATGATGTTGCTAATGGTGTACTTGATAGTATACTTAGAGGCACAGGATTTCTTGGAGGCGTTGTTTCAACTTTAAAGAATACAGTTGTTAAATACCTTGGAGAACGAGCTAAAAAACAAAAAGCTGAATATGCTAAAGTTGTACTAGAAGTTGCTAATATGTCACCGCCTATTGGATCTAAATTAAGAAAAACATATTCTGCATTACAGCAAACAAAATATGACAAAGACTTAATAGAAGCAAGAGGTTGGGGCGTTATGCAAGATGGTAGAGTTCATTTAGGACCAATGTATTCTGTAACCGGTAAATTAGTTGAGGTAGGAACTAACTTCCCTATGGATAGGTTAGTTAACAAGGTAGAGAATGTTTCTCAAGCATTTAATTCTGAAAACACCACAATGCAAAGAATTGCTACTGGATTAGGTTACTCTCCGTGGACTGTTGGTATTGAAGGAACCAAAGGAGATATACTTATAAAAGAAACCGCTAAAGAAAAGCGTAAGAAAGAGGGTATTGAGAAAGGGAAGGTTACTAGAAAAGAAAATGCTGAGAGACTAAAAGACAGTCTTAAAAGTTTACCCGTAGAAGAAAGAATAAAATACAAGCGTAAAGTTGCTCTTGAAAAAAGGGAAAAAAGAATAGAAAAAGCAAAAGAAAAAAGAGAAGAAAGACGCAAGAAAATGGAAATGATAAATAAATTAAACGCAAACAAATAGAATAGGCACCATACCTAAAGTTGCGTAAAAAAGAAAGGGGACCACATAAGTGAATCCCCTTCTTTTATTATTCTTTAGTTTCCTCTTCTGGAGGTTTAACTCTTTCGGTTACAACTTTCATAGCTTCCTCATATCCCGGCATTTCTTTCATAACTTGGTATGTTCCTACTGCCATTGTTTTTGTATTTTCAATCTCACCTAATACAAACTGAGTGATCCTTGATAGAGCGTCTATCTTATTCTGCATTTCTATTAATTTGCTTTCTTTCATTTTTTTATTTTATAAAACATTACGAATACAACTCTACTTTCTGTAAACTCATTTGGATACTTACTATGGAAGTAATTACACGGGTAAGATATTAACCTGTTCTTTTTATGCCCTATAACAGATTTTAAATACCATAGATCAAGATCGTTAGCGTCTTCATTTAGTAATCTATTTTGTTCTTCAATACTTACATTCTCAAATCTATCACCGTGTTTCTTGTGCTCCCAAAAAGCCGTACCATTCAACCCCTCTTGTTTAGTTTCTGATAAATATAAAACACAAGCTCTATCTGGTTGTTGGCCTTCTATAATTGAATCATTGTGTATACGCCAATCATTATCTTGGCCTTCTTTTGCTTCGCGAATGAAATATAGTATAGGCTCAATTCTATTGCTCTCTAAATCTTCAATTTCAAATTTTATAATATCAGCAATAGGCTTTGGAACATTCTTAACCCAGAAGGACTTTCCAGGGGTTTTTACTTCCTGGAATTCATCCTTATTGGTATTTAATAATTCAATTAAATTATCATCTAAAAAATCATCTTTTATATAAATCATACAATTACATACTTGCTTTTCCTTGTTTTAATTATTATTGTTTTTTTTTCAATTTAAATTTTAACATTTCTTTTTTGTTTGTATAGAAATACAAATCATCATCAATAGTTAATAACATAGTATAACTATATACATCATCTGAACAAGAATATAAATTGCCTGTAGCCTGTTGCTTATTATCAAACAACAAACGTTTAGAGATTATTTTTAATCCTTGTTCAAATAGATATATACTGTCATTCCTAATTATAAAATCACCTTCTTTGTTTATAACATTAAATTTACCTAGATTATCTCTAAGATAAATTTCGTCGTAACAATACTCTTGCGATATTAATTTACTTGAAAAAAATAAAAATACTATTAATAATGACTTTTTCATATTGATTATGTTATTTCACAATTACCACCACCACAAGCAGCTGAATCGCTAAAGTTAGTGTTGTCTTGTACTTCAATAACTCTTGATAGATCAACATCTTTTAATGCAAGCATCATTTCCTCATATTGCTCTTTAGTACAATCTTCAAACGGAGTTTGCTTGTAGGTTCCGCCATGGTATGGCAATACAGATAAACCGTTATAGTATTCTTTGTTTGCCCACATCCATTCACCTACAATTTTCCACTCATCATCTCTTACGGAAACTGTACAAGAAACATTGTGCGTATTATTACCTTTATCGTGACCAGTCTTAACCCAATCCTTAGAAATCAATTTAACTCTTTCTAATAGATCTAATGTTGACTCATGACGCGTTATGGCACCATTAGGAGCCTTCTGAGGCACAGAAACGACTGCTTGTAATGTTGGATTAAAATATTCATCTTCGATCAGTTCTGGATGATTTATCGCAAGATAAGAATAAATCGCTTCATTCTTACCTAGTCTCATACGACGGATATAATAATCATTGTGCCAAGCATGAATACCACTAGAAGTTCCCAAAACCAAACTTGTCGTACCAGCTGGTTTAACAGCAGTAGTCCTAGCAGCCCGGTTAATATTAAGAGCAGCAGAAATAACGTTGTTTGTATCTTTAACCACTTGAGCAGCTTCTTCATAATTTAAACATTGTATATTGTGTTTTGATGCAATACCTGTCATTGACACCCCAAGCAATGCATCTTTTTCCGTGTTCTTTCTCCATATATCTCTTAAGTAGTGAAAGTCTGAGTATGATGCCTGTAGTGTCCCGATGAACGCTGCTGCAGATGATCTCGCATTAAAGTCTTCTTGGTCTTGTACATCTGCCATATTGATTTCAGTTAGGTTGCAGAACTGATAAGGCCGTAAAGCAATCTCGCAACAAGGATTTGTACCCCAATCTTTATCATTAGTTAGATAAATACCGGGTTCGCCAGATCCTGATGCTTCAATACGTTCCCACACTTTATCAAAGGTTTTCTTATCAATCTTATGGCGTAATAAAACAACAGAGTTATTTGATCTACCTCTTTGGGGATTATCCTCCCACCAACTACCTGCCTTACAATTTAACATCGCATCTGAATCAAGATCAAACAAACTAATCATTGCGGCTCTACGAATACCACCGGCTAAAACGGCATCGGCAATATGGCACTGAATATCATGGCACTCAATGTCTGTTAATTTGGATCTGTCGTCTTTTTCACGTAATACAGCCTCAATCTTAACTAATGCAATTCTAAGCGGCTCAGGTCCCGGCGCTTTACCTCCAGCTGTTATAAGCAACGCTCCTTTAGGCCTTATGTCAGAGAAGTCAAACTCTATGTGAGATGTTAATCCTCCTGTGTAAGATTTGAATAAAGCTTTAACAGCGTCAGCCCAACCAATTATACTATCCTGAACAACATACTTTTTCTTACGATTGTAATTAGGTTTTCTGATCTCAGGAAGTTTCTCAATGTGGTGGTTTTGGACCGAATAACCAACTCCA